GAGGCGTTTGGCAGCTCAAAGAGAGCATGACCAAAATCGGACAAGGAGGTTGGTGGGAAGAATGGGATTTCTCAGACTGGGATATCACAATGCCACTCGAGTTCGAAGAATTGACACAGGAATTTTTCTTCATTACACGCGCTTACGACGATCCTGCTGATCGCATAGCTGATGAGAACATTTTCGCATCAACAAATCACTACTTTGCAATAGACCCCACTGGGCATATCTGGTGGGTTCCTGGCCCTGGCAAGTCAGGAAAATTCGTGACCGGAGTCTTTAATGGCTTAAATAATCTGCAGTTTAATCTGCTTATGATTGTCCGACGTTATGGATTTGAAGTTGCCGCGAGGTGGCGCACCCTAATCAGCTTAGGGTTTGTTGGTGATGATACTCTCAAATACTCGCTTCTTGAACCACCCTCTGAGGATTGGCTCGCGAGTTTCTTCCGTTCCCTTGGCATGAAGCTTAAACCGGGATCCTATCACAAATCAAAGGAGTTTGTTGGCATGTCATTTGTCGGCATTACTTTTGTGACTGGGCCGTATGGCGAGCTATCACATACGTTGAAGTATGAGCGCGCCCTTGCCAAGTTATTGTTGTTTCGGAAGGATTGGAAGGCATATAAAACGTGTGAAGTCCTTGACGCCTTTAGGGCCGAGACATTCCATAATCCTGCTATGCGCAGGTTTTGCGGCATCGCAATGATGCGGTTGGATGAGTATTGCCAAGCACATGGCATGCCCAACTGGCCATGGAGGCCAGTCAGCGAGATCGCTATCCAATATTGCATGATGCACAGCAGTGGGACAGCTGTACCAATCCACGAAATGACGAAAGGTGAATCTCATAAAGGCAAGGGTAAGGCAAACGCCGGCCCCAAACCGAAGTTTCACAAGAAGAAGTCCCACCCAAAAGGTGGGCCCGCTTCAGCGAGCGGTAATCGCATCTCGTCTAGGACGATTTCTGCGCCCGCCGTTATGGGCCAGGTGCAGACTCGAGGTGTTTCGACAGCGAATAATTACACCCTGAAAGGTATAGATTACCTTGGTTTCGTCAGCGTTGCGAACGCTGATGTGAATGTCAACGGATCAATTCTCCGTTGGCAAGCCATGAACCCGATGACGATGACCAATACCCGAATCCGCACGTTTGCCCGCGTGTTTCAAGAGTATCGTGTCAAAAAGTACTTCATCGAAGGTGCACAATCGCAG